AATAAAACGGCAGCGCATTTCCATTGTTTGAACATTTCAAATAAGTTTTTTGGAGATATCAGTTGTCAATTATGTGCACCATTCCTCTGTTCTTCGAAAATGTGGAGCTCCAGTTCAAGTGTATCGTGCCTCGCGAGTGGGAGAGCTATTCTCAATATTTCATCCAGCTCATCATACTGAACGACATATACGAGTACTGGCACACAAATCAAAGTTACAACAACGCTGAGATAACAGTAGGAAATGTGAAGACTGTTTCCCAAGTGTACGGTTCTTATCTGTGGCTGCGAAAAGCTGACGAGCAATATATAATACCGCGTTTGGTAGATTACTATATTAATGAAATCCATTATACATATTATTAAATTGTTACAATTAAAATATGCTTATCATTTATAAAAGTGTTTGTTTTGCACACTTCGGAAGTGAAGCGGAGAGGTTTTGCTTTATAACGGATTTGTCGAGATAACGCGATTCTTTCGTATTAAAATGTATATATTTTTATCTATTGTGTGATGTGATGAATATAAGTCACTTAATTACGGAATTTTCGTAAGGAATTAACGATATCATTTAAAGCGCATGTATAAAAAAATGTAAACATGTAAAAGTATCAATGCTCATTGACGCGGCTTTTAAACAAATATAGTCCAAGTTGAAATTTTCTCGATCGCGACCCTCCCTAGTACGGCCAAGAGCATTTTGTTCGGAGATTCCATACAAAATCTCTCAGTGGCTACTAGGAGCACTCGTCATCGTGAAATTTTCTACAACGCCTACTCGGCTTTATTCAAAGACTGAAATAAAATACCCGGTGTTAAAAATTTAAATTTCTCAATGGTGCAACTCATTTCTGACGTAATTATATTCTATACTTAAGCAGATTTAGTCCTGTTATGAGAAATAGTAGAACAGTTAATTAGCTAAATGACTGAGTCAGAATATCGTTGTAGTTTTATTAATTAATTATGTTATCAGGGCGTTATTACAGCTGTTATCTTCGTTGGTAACTGATGTTTTGTTTACATTATATCAATAACTGTATTTCTAAGTATATAAACATGTATATCGATATATTTGGGCGCATAAACTAAATGACGTTGAAAAAAACTGTTATTAATTTATGCAAGTTTGTAGTTACTCACATCCGTTCACGGAAAAAAAAACTTGTAGTTCCCAAAAGCACAATATTATAGTTAAACATTGTAGAAGCGGATAGTCCTGTATAAAGTGAAAGGTACTACATAAGCACTACTGACAACTAAATATCGTAGTAAACATGATGACCGTAGTTGGCATTACTACACGTATGGTTGAGGTTATTCCAAGTAGGTGTTGGTTTTTTTTTTACTCTGCCTAGTAGTTACCTCAACTACAAATTCCTTTTTTGTGCGGCTTACCACTTTCCCACTCGACCACATTTTCCTGCAATGTCGCTGGAAAAACGTCAGAAAACCCAGCCGGTACAGCCACCTAATTGTTGATCTCCCGTTCGTAATGGAGTTACTCAAGCCGGGATTCGAACCCTGGCCCTCACAGTGTCACGCAGGCACCGAGTCCGCTGAGTCACTAGCGCTCGTTTGCTCAGATATGTAAACTAACTGATAACATACAGCGTACATTTGCAGCATGTTAGGAAAAGTAACCTTGACCATGGCTTATCGTACGCATAATAACAAACACTCTGCTTATTGGAAATTCAAACAGGATATTATTGCTATTGCGCACTTCGCTTATTTCATTATTTATTAGCTAAAAATAGTCATTGTACCGGTGCATTGGGTGAAGGTTACTAAATTATTTTGACAATTATTATTACTTTATATTCGGACTGATAAATAAATATTTACAATAATTTCACACGTTTCTTTAATATATTTTTGCAAATAAAAACTTAGTTCGTTTGTTATCGAATTTATTCAATGCAAACCGGTGCCAGTTTTCATTACATCGTGAATCTTTATGTTCTTCGAACGTATCGTGAAACTTTAATTTTAGTACACTCTTATATTTTTTTATAATCTACATAAAGTGAATCTTGTTTTTCGTCAGCTGCATATAAACGTAAGTAATTCAATTTCTAGTGTGATTGAATTTTGAAAATTGTCACGTGAATTTTCTAAACTATGGCTATATCAACAAATAAACTTTTTATTTCAGGATCAAGAGTTAGCATTATGTCTTTAGAACTAATTGTACCGAATGAATGGAACGTTATACCTCGTAGGACATTGGAGACTGAGTTACTTCGTATTATTTCAGCGAAACAGAGTGTTGACCAAACAACATCAGGTGTCATAGGTTTCTATAATGGAATCGTAGCAGAATCTAGAAAGCTTTCTGGTTACTTATGGTTTCGTAAAATAGGCGATCACAGCAAAAAGCCCTATGTTAATTGGTATCAGGTGATGACAATTAAACCCAAGGAATCGCCTGCAACTTCATCAGAAGATATCAGCAGCTGTTCAGACTGTGATTCTGAAAGATTGCAATCGGATGATGGATGCTGTTCCACTTGTGGTGAAGAAGAATGATAACTTTAATTAGGACCTTAACGCTTTAGCGTTCAGGGGTTCGTAAACATCTCAGTGTGTGTCGAGTGAGAATCAAAAAGTGTCGTGGATTCGTATGTGTGCAGTGTAAAAGTAAAAGTGTTAGAGTACTCTTTTCCACCCATTCTAACCTTACATTATGTATAGTAACAATGCCCTAGTTATGATTGTTTACACAGCTGCTTCTGTACGACGGCTCTGCCGCGGGTGCAAAGCGCTTCCTCTAGTTTTACAACGACCCATCTGAACATGGAATTGGTTGTCAGACTCCAGCATTAAAATATTAACTCATAAATAGGCTAAGCTATATTAAGATTTTTAGGATTAAGTCATGGATTCGCATTTGGATACAATTTCAATTGTGGCATGTAATTAAAAGCATCAATAAACAAGGTTGTTTATTATTGAGTAACATTTATATGTATTGTACATTTATCAATTAGCTGTCAGCACAACATTCAATCACCGGAATTAGATTAATGTAAATGCCAATTGATTCCTTGTTATTACAATGAGAGATAGCATCGAAAGTAATTGAAACAAATTAGCCAATATTGCGCAATAGCATACAAGGTCAGGCCAAATAATAAATGTAGAAACTATGAACACAATAACAAAGGTAGTCAGTTCATGACCTGCTTAGACTTTCAAAAGAGATGAGATACTATGTTTCAAAGAGCATGGTCTTTAAAAGTTGGAATAATAAGCAAGATGTGTATTTGTTGATTTAGTATTATATAATATGCACCTAGCTGTGTGTTAATAGTGTACAAGATGGATTGTTTTTAATATACTGAGTGGTAATTGAACTTAGATAGCCTTGTAATGCCAATTTAGGTATTGCGTATGTGCGTCACTACTTGATATGTAGTATTATTGTTATCTAGAAACTTATTAGGTATATATTGCTAAGCCTAATAAGGAGTGTCAAAGTCTAAATAGTATAATTGACATGAGTCTCGACCAAGGCTGTTTCTCTTTACCCAAAAAAAGGAGACTAAAAAACTCAATAACATTAAAAAACTATTTTATTTTTTAAATTTATACCAAAGTACATGAGTACCTACTGCAACAATATCAAAGAAACAGATATGCTTTCTAGTATAATCACAATAATCTAACATGATTAAAAAAATAAACATACGTTAAAATAGGCACTATGATGGATGCGGTAACAGAGCTTCAGGTTTACCTGTAACAAGAAAAATTGACAATATTATAAACATGTAAGGAGCAAGAATGTCCTTTTGATGACAGGGTAGAATGTTTCTTCTAGAATGCTTCCGAGTTTTCCTTAGCATAACAAATTGGAATACAATTCAAAGTGCAGTTTGTTTAGCATTAAAATTAGCTTTGAATGGAACCCGGGACTTCTACAGTAGATGACACAAACAACTCACCCCAGTCTGTTTCTTGTAGCCGCTAAAACACTGACTTTCTGTTTTAATGGTGGCACTTGCGCACTCGGTGGGACGTCCTGTTGAAAAGTTAAATCATATTATTCATGGATTAATCCATCCAGTAAGCATTTGCGGCATCCAAAAACTTACCGTTTCATTTTCCGTAACAAACGTCGCCGCAAAACAAGCTTGTTATCGTCGATGTCGCGTGATGTCTCCTTACTGGAAGTATAATATTTGTTTAACCCTAACCTACCAAGAACAAACATAGGCAAGGTAGATTTCGGAGTAATACACTAAATAAAGGAAGGAACTCACATAAATCGCGAAGGCATTAGGCTATATGACGTCATAGTAATTTCTGAAGGGACTTTCACTGGGTAATTTTGGCATGATCCGTTGTTGATGTTACTTCCGCTGTTTATTTCTATCAGAATGCTATTACCTTCCTTGGGCAGTACGATATTATAAACATAAGCACCGATCATCTCTCTGAAATAAAAAACAAAAAAAGTTGTTTTATTAACTGTCTTAATTTACTTCACAAAATGTAATGAAAATAAATAATAAGGTACTCACTTTTTAGACACTTTTTGAAAAAAATAAGCAGGAGTATTCATATAAATACGTCGGATTAACCTTGTCGGTATATTTTTTACCTGTACAATGGGGCTCAAGAAATTAAACCTTGCAATTATTTTTTTTGCCAAAGTCACAATGAGATTTTCTAAGCCTTCGATAGGCCATTCGATAGGCACAAAAATATTCGGAACCACCTCTACGGATACAACAGTTGCAAATTCGTCTTCCATTGTAACCTTTTTTCACTGAATTTCAGCTGGAAATTAATCAAAACACGATTGCTCTCCACTAGTAAACGCCATCGAATGCGGTACGCAGGACGTAACTGTGGACCTTTATCACAATTATGCTAAAAATAGGCTTATGCGATAACACCAATATTATTTTCGCAGAGTATATTAGTTTTAACGCGACTGAAATGAAAGCTGGTTACTTGAATTTACTTATGTAATAATAATCCTATAACTTTAAATGAAAAAACTGCTTTCTGCTAAGATTTTATTCCATGAACACTACATTACACACATTCTTCTAGCATCTCAAGCGAAATTTTAACACTAGTCTCGATGTAAGATGCGAAGTATTCTGCTATAAGCAGACTTATGAAGGCAGCGCCCATAATGAAGACAATCATTAGGGCCATGATCAGCACAATCATAACGATTCTCGAGTATTCAGACTTATTCATGGGAGTACAAAGCAAATTGTATGGTTGTATTTCAGGTGGTTGGGCAATCATTCTGCAAATAATAGGCCAAATTTTTATCTCCACCCGTCTTTAACCTACATTTAAATCTCTTAACGTCACTGTTAAAATTATTTAAATAATTATTTACACTTACTTGACCATTTAGGAGTTACTGAACTGCAACCGACACTGAAGAAAGCACGATGTCTAATGAAACAATTCGACTGTGATTTGTTCAAGATGCATTATCTTGGATGTTATTTAATTCAATTAACTAAGTACGCTTATCGCAGTTTGAACTTGACCCCTAATTAAGCAGATGACCAACATATGAGCAAAACGAATACCGATATCAATTTTCATTCATAAATTAAAATGGACATTTAAATTGTAATGCGATTTATTAGTATAAGGTATATTGACCAAGTTTGCGCCATTTCAGATAATGTCGCTATTATGCCATTCCCCAAAATGAAAATCACGATGAATATATCATATTTCAAATCTGCTAAATTAGTCGTTGCTAGATTTTGTTCCTCAAATACATTCGGCGTTTGAAAAACAGTTCATAAATTAGGATTTTTATTGCACCTTTCGCAATTTACAAATAAACAGAATATAAGATGACCTTGACTCCTACTCTAGCATTAGTGGGTTCATTGGCTGTTTCGAACGCTACGTAGCAAAACAAAATTTATTTGCCCAACAGCAAGATCCACAAAAACGAATCGTGCATATTGATTTGTGTTAACCATTTATCGGCCATTACCCTGTTGTTTGTTAGGTAAGATCAGTACGGCGCTATTATTTGTTCTGCTATTTTAATGCGTTAGTCATCATTCAAACTAGCTAGATAAGAATACCCGACCTATCACAACTATTTTTTGTTATCTTATTTAAACGTGCAAAGCAATGATTAGAACTAGGTGAGCGTCGGTAATCACATAGTTACATATGTGTTATCTCATGGAATGTTACCTTGACTTACTAAGGGCTTGAATGAAAAATATAATCGAACTGCGCAGCAACGAGCTAGTTATATAGATTACACAGATACATTTTTTTATTTCTAAGAAAGATAAGAGAATATTTTGGCTCCAGTTCTTGCAAAAAACAAAGTAATTGAAACTATTATCAGTTAATGTGTTAAATGAGCCGTATCAAAATATATCATTTGCTCCCGGACAGTAGATAATTGAATAAACATTCCTAAGATAGAGCTGACATATGACCATTGGTATCACAGCAGCTATTAGGCATTTCTTATCACCGGAAACTGGGGGTTTTATCGTGATCAAATATGTTTTTGGCCGCATTTAAACAGCATGTTCTTTGGCAAATGGTAATTGCCTACACGTTATCACTTAGCACCTAGATAGTTGTGTTCAATAGTCGATACTTTTGTTTGTCTGAAACCATATCTAGAACGCGTTCTACGAATTCCTATGTAGTGATCGGAAAGTAACGAAAATAGTTAGTAACGATCCTCTTTTATTGAGTGATAGACATTTCTTCGAGCGACGTCATTCAACGACTGTGTATTACATAATGATGGAAGAAGTTGGAACCGCTGGGAATAATCTAGGAGCTACAGAAATAGACCATGATGAACAGAACACTTTCCTCAGGATCTGCCGTACGGGAAGTATCTACGAGCTGATGGAAGTTACACCATTCTTCGGAGGGGACAGACATCTACTTCACCGTTACGATCGCCATGGAAGACAATGTATCCATACAGTAGCATGGCACGACAGAGCAAATGCTGTGATGAAAATTGAAATACTTATGCAATCTGGAGTCAACATCAACGCTAAAGAACTTGGAACCGGCAACACATTACTACATATTGCTGCCAGTACTGGAAATTACCTATTGGCCGACTGGTTTTGCCAACAGCTTGGAGTAGATCTCGGGGCGAGTAATAATCAGCAGGAAACTGCTTATTATATTGCGTACAAAATGCGAGATCGAAAAATGATGAAGCTTCTACGGGCCCATGGAGTGGCGTATAACAATACTTTAAGTGCGGGACTGTTGTGATAGTTTTCATGATCTTGGATATTATAAAATAATATTTTCGTTAAACTTCATTCAGTGTTGGATATTTAGTGATCATTAGCCTTATCTGTCAGCAATTAACGAAGAGTTTATCGCAAATTGAATTGGAAGATAACCTCCGAGCTCTGGTCCAAATACATTGACAAGATAACTACAAACAGTGAAGTATTTAATGGACGTACAACCATTCAGCTTGTCATATCCATTCATACATTTGTTATTCTGCTACGTAACATCACTTACTTAAAATACTTCGAACAATGGTGCCTCCCGAAGAAATCGCCTCTGCTAGTAATCCCGACATTGAAGGTGAGAATATACTTCATTTCCTCTGCCGTGAAGGCGATATCACTGATTTGATGGCTTTCAAGAATGTAATCAGCGATGCCAATCGACATCTGGCGCTGCAATTCAACCGACATGGAAAACAGTGTGTCCACATTGTCTCCAACCCAGGCATTGCTGACCCTCAGGAAAAACTGAAACTTTTGATGGAGTGGGGTGCTGACATCAATGGTCAAGAGCGAGTTTTTGGCAATACACCACTGCATATTGCAGCTTATACGCAAAACCATAAGCTCGCAACCTGGCTGTGCAATCAGCCCGGAATAAACATGGGAATATATAACTATCTATTCAAGACACCGTATTATGTCGCGTGTGAACGTCATGATTTAAAGATAATGAACATATTACGCGCGAAAGGAACACGATGTGGAGTCTACAGGTGCAGAGATGCTTGGTTATTTACCCAAAAATACTAAGTGCGGTATGTTTTTTAAAAACAAATAAAACCTTATCAGGTGTTGACCATGTGTTTTTGTAGATTAACTCTGTAATGAACGTTAGGTAGATCAAGCTGTTTTCTTCATAAACGTTGTTATATGACGCATTGGAAAGTAGTTAATTAAGCGATTAATCTTACCATCTATGTTTTCGTTGTTTTTGCTTTATTTTTATGGATCAGTGTCAAATCTTGGCGTAAAATAAATGTAACTGTAGCTATAGGTTAATAATAGTTTTTTAAATTGTCAACGTTATGCTTAAGGACTACATTTTAATATAAAATAGGAACTACAGATTTCTGTAATAAATCTTTTACTTTCAGCAATCGGTCATGACAAATGTACATAGATTGTGGTAGTTATAGAACCTTACATTTAATACATTGTGGGTAAAAAAAAACTGTGACCGAAATAATTTTTCAGGTAATTAAACTTAATGATAATTGACGGCTGTTTCATTTTAAATAGTATTGCGACGTAAAAGTTTCTTTTGTCCATCTCTTTGAATAGTTTGTTCACTTCTCCATGAGATTTCAGGTTTTGCGATTTTTGAACTTGGTGGTCTCCTAGGTATCCTAAGACAAAATTAATTAAATTGGAATGTTTAGATATGCGTTTACAGAGTGCTATACACTTGGAAGGATTTCTACTAAATAGGTCGGTAAACTCAAATCGGAACTGAAATTAGGTGATTTGGCAATGAAAGTATACTTTTCTTACCTGCCTTCTCCACAGCAGGCACAAAATGCATTACCTCTGTTGCGAATACTATCCATTTTTAAAAGTCAGGAAAACAGTCGATATTAAGGATTTACAATAAACTTTAATTCAACAGTTCACTACACCCACCTTTTGGACGATAATCAGTTGAATACTGAAAAAGGACTGAGGAAAATTTACAGACAGGGGGGGAAATATCACACAGTATTTACCATTAGGTACTGTTGTTAATTAAACCATGAGCTGCCCGATATTTTGTTATCGAGTTTGGTTCTCCTATAGCAGGCGATTTTGTTCTAAACTCGTTATTAAATAATGTGGGTTCAGGACGGATAAGGAAGGAAACTGACATGCAGTAGTTGTACGCTGTTATCGGCGAGTTTATTTTTTCCGTGATGATGCAATAGTGTGATTACCGGCAGGATGAAATCATCATATATTTTAATCACGCCTATTGTATTTGTTGTGACTAATCATGGTTTAAATGTTTCCTCTTTTATGAATTAAAACAGGAATTATATTTAGCTATTTTACTGTTAAATATCTACGACGTTACTAAGATTACGTCATACCCTCTGTTCACTCTTTTTGTTCAAAATTTGGAAAGCTACTAAACTTATACATAAATAAATGCATAAATCATAATAAACAAACTCCTTAATCACCATTAGAGAACATGTTTAATTCCAAAGCCGTGGTCATCGATCGCTATTCAAAATTAACCTCTAGAGACAAAGGTCCTTACACAAAAACATCAGGACGCTTCAATATCAAAGATAACACTGGCGAATCATACAGGTCATTCCTCCAAATCCT